GGTAATTTCGAACCCCGTTTATTTTTTAGCGTCAGACGCAGAGGTTCTTACCTTGAGACCATATGAGACGCCGATGAGACGCCCATATATGTATATCTCCCTAAAATTTGCTGTTTCATGTAATATCTGTTTAGCGAGCCTTAAGCACTCCTAAATGCCGCAAATAAGCCAAAAGGAGTTAGCAAATTTATTGGGAGTCAGCTCACCACGACTCACGCAGGTAAAAGCAACTGGTCGGCTTGATGGCACTTGGGAGAAAAAAGGAAATCAAATTATTTACGATCAAGACGCCGCTGTTAAGGCGTGGAATTACGAAAAGCCAACCCAGCATGATACCACGAGAAAGCCATCATCGGAACTAGACATCCCTAGCTTTAACGAGTCTCGTGCTCAGTCGGAGTATTTTCGCGCTCAAATGGCACGGCTTGATTTAGAGCAAAAAGAGGAAAAGCTTTGTGATGCAGAAAAAGTCAAACGCGAAGCATTCTCAATGGCGCGTTCTGTTCGAGACGCCGTCAACAGCATTCCCGACCGTGTTGCCAACCAGTTCGCTGCTGAAACCGACCCTGTTGTCATCCATCAATCATTGTCTGAAGAAATGCGAAAAGCATTGGAGCGATTGACCGATGCGTGACGGAGCTGCCCTGTATCGAGAAGCTTTTTTAGACGGGCTTCGCCCTGATCCTGACTTGACGGTTTCGGAGTGGGCTGATCAGTACAGAATGCTGAGCAACAAGGCTTCCGCCGAGCCAGGACCGTGGCGTACTGACAGGACTCCTTACCTAAAGGAGATCATGGATTGCATGTCGTCCAGCAGCCCTGTGCAAAAAGTGGTGTTCATGGCTGGTGCTCAGCTTGGCAAGACCGAGGGGATCAACAATGTTGTGGGGTACATGATTGCTCACGCGCCAGGCCCCGCAATGTTTGTTCAGCCTACGATTGATATGGCTAAAAGGTTGAGTAAGCAGCGACTTGATTCGTTGATTCATGAGACTCCTTGTTTGGCCGAAAAGGTAGCGCCAGCTAGAAGTAGAGATTCGGGAAATACGATGTTTTCAAAAGAGTTCCCTGGAGGTATTTTATTGTTGACGGGCGCAAATTCTGCGACTGGTTTGCGTTCTGCTCCGTGTCGATGGGTTTTGCTTGATGAGGTTGACGCTTTTCCTTCCGACGTTGACGGCGAGGGTGATCCTTGTGCATTGGCTGAGCGCCGCGCTTCTACTTTCTCACGTCGAAAAATTATCCTTACGTCAACACCCACCGTAAAGGATATGAGCAGAATTGAGACAGAGTATCTCGCGAGTGATCAACGCCGTTTCTTTGTCCCGTGCCCACATTGTGATCACATGCAGTGGTTGCAATGGAAGAATATACAGTGGCGCGATTCTGATCCTAAAACTGCTGCTTATGTGTGTGAGTCGTGCGGCACGCATATACAAGAGCACTATAAAAGCGAGATGCTGCGTCGTGGGGAATGGCGTGCAACAGCAACATCTGAAGATCCCCGCACTGTTGGATTTCACTTGTCTAGCCTTTATTCGCCGTTGGGCTGGAAAAGTTGGGAAGAGATTGTCGGAGAGTTTTTACGTGCGAAAAACGACGCGCCTTTGCTTAAAACCTTTGTCAACACTGTGCTGGGCGAAACGTGGGAGGAAGAAGTTGGCGCAAAGCTCGGGGCAGAAGGGTTACGTGAAAGGGCTGAATTTTACCCAGCCAGCGAGGTGCCGGAAAAGGCATCAATTCTCACTGTTGGCGTTGATGTTCAAGATAATCGGGTTGCAATTGGAATGTATGCATGGGCAGAGGGTGAAGAATCTTGGCTAATTTCGCATAACGAAATATATGGCGACCCTGCAGGCAAAAAGCTATGGGATCAAGTTGATGATGTGATCAATCGCACTTACCCAACTTCTGACGGTAGGCAAATAAAGGTTTCCGCGGTTGGTATTGACTCTGGAGGTCACTTTACATCTGAGGTTTATGCATACTGCAGACAGCGTCAAGCCAAGAATGTTTTTGCGCTTAAAGGCCAATCGCAACGGAACAAACCGCCAATTGGCAAGCCAAGCAAGGTAGACATCAATTACAAAGGGCAAGTTCTAAAAAACTCAGCACAAGTCTTCCCTGTCGGCGTTGACACAATCAAAACAACACTGTTTGGCCGACTAAAGCACAACGAGGTCGGGCCTGGTTATATCCATTTTCACGCAGAGGCGGGAGCAGAGTATTTCAAGCAACTAACCGCCGAAAGACAGGTCGTTCGATACGTCAAAGGCTTTGCAGTCCGAGAGTGGAAGAAAAAAGCTGGCGATAGAAACGAGGCTCTTGACTGCTTCGTTTATTCCTATGCTGCCTTAAATTTTCTTTACATGCGCTACAATCGCCACACTATTTTTGAGCAATTCAGGAAAAACAAAGACAAGGTCGAAGGGGGTGAGCAAATAGCTGAAAAACAGGTAGAATCAGACCAACAACCCCTGCGTCGTCGTCGAATCTCTCGGCAGCGGCAGTCATTTGTAACGAACTGGTGACGATTCGCGTTCCTGAAACGATCTACGCAGGTGACACCGTCATTTTTGACGTACCTGCTTTCAATGATTCTGTTGGCAATCAAATTGACAGTGGCACGTATACACTGTCTTGGTATGCTCGCACGAACACTGCTTCAGAAGGTTCCACGATCAGTGGTGTAGCAGAGTCTGACGGTTGGCGAGTGACCGTGCCGTCCTCTACTACCGCTGGATTTGATGCAGGACTTTGGACTTGGCAGGCAATTGCAACCGCAGGATCATTACAGCACACTGCTGGTCGAGGACAGTTTAGCGTCAAGGCAACGCTTGAATATTCTGGAACTCCAGGTGCGTTCGACGATCGCACGCGAGCACAAATCGACCTTGACTATGTTGAGGCAGCAATCCGCACACTTGCGCAAGGCGGTGTTGTTCAGGAATACACGATCGGTGGACGAAGCCTAAAACGCTATAAGATGGCAGAATTGCTGCAGTTGCGTGATTCCTTGAAAGCCGAAGTAGATCGCGAACGTCGCGCCGAAAAGGTCAAGCAAGGTCTCGGCAATCCTGGCGTTACTCGCGTGAGGTTCATCTGATATGTGGCCGTTCAGTCGCAAGCGCAAAGTTCAGCGGCGTAATTACGCTGGTTCTACGGTCAATCGCCTCACAACCGATTGGGTGAGTCAAGGTACAAGTGCAGACTCGGAGATCAAGAACAGTCTTCGGATTCTGCGCAATCGTGCTCGCGCTTTGGTACGCGATTCAGATTTCGCCAAGGCTGCCCTGCGTGCGGTCAAGAACAATGTTGTCGGTCAAGGCATCAAGCATCAAGCGCAGATTCGAATGATTCGCGGTGGTCGCCTTGATGAGCGGCTTAATGCTCTTGTTGAACATGAATTCAAGAAATGGTCAAAGGCAAATAACTGTCACGCTGGTGGCACACTGTCTTGGGCGCAGATTCAGCAGCTCTGCATTTCAAGCATGATTGAATCGGGCGAGGTGTTTGTGCGCCTTGTCAGTCAGCCTTTTGGTGACAGCAGGATTCCGTTCGGCCTTGAGGTTATTGAGTCAGATCTGCTTGACGATGATTACACCGGCTTTGAGCCCAATGGCAATCGCGTCAGGATGGGTGTTGAGCTGAACGAATGGGGTCGCCCCGTTGCTTACCACTTCCTTGAATATCATCCTGGCGATTATCAGTTCAGCTACGCAAATATTGCTAAGAAGCGCCGCACTCGCATTCCTGCCGATCAGATCATTCATCTGTATTCCGTTGATCGCCCGCATCAAACTCGTGGAGTAACGGCATTTGCTTCCGCGATCATGCGTCTGAACAACCTGCGTGGGTATGAGGAGGCTGAGATCATCGCTGCTCGTGCAAGTTCGGCAATGATGGGTTTTGTCAGAACACCTGATCAGGAATTGTTTGAAGATGGCGTTCAAGACGATCAATCCGTTCTTGATTTCGCACCTGGCAGCATTCGTCGTCTTGCGCCAGGTGAAGAGATGCAGTTCTTCTCGCCTTCTCGTCCTGACGATGCTTTTACGCCTTTCGTAGCACAGATGTTGCGTGCTGTTGCTTCTGGCGTTGGTTGCTCCTACACGCAGGTCAGCTCGGACTTTTCGCAAAGCAACTACAGCTCTTCACGTCTTGAGTTGATTGAAACTCGCGCTCATTACAAGACGTTGCAGCAGTACATGATTGACAAGCTGTGTCAGCCTGTTTATGAGAAATGGATTGAGATGGCGGTGATGTCAGGCGTGATTCAAATGCCTGCGTTTGACATGGATCCTGATCGTTATTTTGAAGCGAAATGGATTGCACCCGCCGCTCAATTTGTTGACCCACAGAAAGAAGCAGAAGCCTATAAATCTTTGATTCGTTCGGGTGTCATGACGCTATCACAAGTCATTGCATTGCATGGTGGTGATTTTGAAGAAGTGATGCGTCAACGTGCGCATGAACTTGCCACAATGGATGAACTTGGCATTGTTCTTGACTCCGACCCAAGCGCCGTTGATAAAGCCGGTCAATCACAAAATCCACCAGTTGAAGATACCCCACACCCTGAAATCCATGAGGATGAAGACTGATGGCTAATGTCAATGGCGCTGAAATTGATCTGATGCCTACCGCCGGTATGCGTGAAGAAGCGCAGCGTTATCGCGACTGGAAAGCCGATGGTGAAGCAGGTGGTACAGACGTTGCACGTACAAGAGCTAGTCAAATTCTTTCCGGTGACGAATTATCTCCAGATACAGTAATCACAATGGCGGCATGGTTCGCTCGTCATGAAGTTGATAAACAAGCTGAAGGATTTAGTCCTGGTGAAGATGGATACCCATCGCCAGGGCGAGTAGCATGGGCTGCATGGGGTGGCGATGCTGGTCAATCATGGAGCAGCGCAAAAGCCGAAACCATCAAAAACGCCCGTGATCTTTCCATGACTGACATTCAAGAAAGACCTTATCCGAACGAACATGCCGCTCGTCTGACGGACCCTGATCAATACGATCGTATTCGTCGCGTCAACGATGAGTTTGGTGCAGGTATTGATGCAATTTACGGTATCAAGGGTGGCACGTCAGAATTGCAGGCTATTCGGTTTGATGCTGATCGCTTTACGCCCACTGAAGCCCGTGATTGGCTGAGTGAGCATGATTACAGCCCGATGGAATTTGAAGAGGCAACAGGTGAGCGTGAATTGCGTGCTGAACCCGGCAGTCTGAGCGTTGGTGATTTTGTTGAGTGGGACTCAAGCGGTGGCACTGCTCGTGGGCGCATCACTCGCATCGCAACAAGTGGTGTGATTGAAGTGCCTGATTCCAGTTTCACGATCAATGCTGACGAAGAGGATCCCGCCGCTCTGATTCGTGTTTATCGCGATGGTGAAGAAACTGATACCGTCGTTGGTCATCGTTTCTCGGAGCTGCGCAAGATCCCCGCGATTCGCAGCCTTGAAGGCAAAGTGCTGCAGCGTTCCTACAGCACCGAATTTAATCCTGAGGAAGATCGTACTTACGAATTTTCTTTTGCATCTGAAATGCCTGTTGAGCGTTACTTCGGTATGGAAGTGCTCAGCATGAGCGATGACGCGATGGATCTTTCGCGCCTAAACGATGGTGCTCCCCTGCTGTATCAACACGATGCCGATCGCATTGTTGGTGTTGTTGAGCGTGCATACATCAAAGACAAGCGTGCCTATGCAAAAGTCAGGCTTGCGAATAATGAACTCGGTCGCGAGATGCAAGGCTTGATTAAAGATAGAATTATTAGGAATGTCAGCTTCGGCTACAAAATCAATGCAATGGAAGAAGATAGGAATACAGATCCTGTGACCTATCGCGCTACTTCCTATCAACCGTTTGAAATTTCGCTGGTGACCGTGCCAGCGGATCAAACTGTTGGCATTGGTCGCGGTTTCATTCAAAATGAGATCGTGTCTACGGCCTCAGCCGTGTCCACATCTACTGCAAATTCCACCATGGAAGATCAATCTCCAAACCTGGAGGCTCTTCGCGCTGAGGCCACTGAGGCTAAGGCAAAAGAAGCCGCTGAAATGCTTGCCCTTGGTAAGCGCACTCAAAACATCGAGCTGGCTCAAGAGTTCGTCATGAATTCTCGTTCTCTCGATGAACTCCGTTCCGCTCTTATTGAAAAAATGGGTTCCGAAGTCAAGCCCGTTGATAACACCGCTGGTGAAATCGGCCTTTCCGACAAGGAAGTCCGCAAGTTCTCCTGGCTGCGTGCGATCAACTATCTCGCCAATCCCGCTGATCGTTCTGCTCGCGAAGCTGCTGGTTTTGAAATCGAAGCTTCTGAAGCTGCTGCCGTTAAGCTCGGTCGTCAGTCCCGTGGTATCACCATCCCTCAGGAAGTGCTCAGTCGCGACCTGACCGTTGGTACTGCTGCTGATGGTGGTAACCTCGTCGCCACTGACCTGCTTGCCGGTTCTTTCATCGATCTGCTGCGCAACGCCTCTGCTCTGGATCAAGCTGGCGCTACTGTGCTGACCGGCCTGACCGGCAACGTCGCGATTCCCCGTCAGTCTGGTGCTGCTACCGCTTACTGGGTGGCCGAGTCCGGTGCTCCTACCGAGTCTCAGCAGACTGTGGATCAGGTGACCATGATGCCCCGCACCGTGGCTGCCTTCACCGATTACAGCCGCCGCCTGATGCTGCAGTCCAGCATTGATGTGGAGAACATGGTTCGCCGTGATCTTGCTCAAGTGCTTGCACTCAAGATTGACCTTGCTGGTCTGTATGGCACCGGCACCAACAGCGAGCCCCTTGGTCTGAAGAACACCACCGGAGTTGGCACCGAGGACTTCAGCAACAACACCCCGACTTTTGCTGAGGTTGTTGCACTTGAGTCTGACGTGGCTGCTGCCAACGCACTGCTCGGTTCCCCTGTGTATCTGATGAACGCTGCCATGCGCGGTGCTCTGAAGACTGCCGTCAAGGAATCCGGTCAGGCCAGCTACATCTTTGAAAACGGTGAAGTGAACGGCTATCGCGGTCTGGTGAGCAACCAAGTCGCTAGCAACGATCTGTGGTTCGGCAACTTTGCTGACCTGCTGATGGGCTACTTCTCCGGCCTGGATCTCATGGTTGATCCTTATACCAACAGCACCAGCGGCACTGTTCGCGTGGTGGCAATGCAGGATGTGGACATCGCCGTTCGCCATCCTGAGTCCTTCTCTCGCGGTAACAACACCCTCTGATAGATGAAGATCCGTATCCTGAAGCAAACAATGCTTGGGAGCACGGTAGTTCGGGTTGGGGATGTCATTGAGGCATCCCTTCCTGAAGCTCAATTCCTGATCGGTATTGCAAAAGCCGAGAAGTTTATTGAGAAGCCTTCTGTCAAAGAGGAGCCTATCGTTGAATCCGAGGCACCTTCAACTCCACCCGTAAAACCAATTTCTAAACGGAGAAAGAACAATGCTGCACAATCTGGGGTCCAAGACCTATCTGCTGGCAGTGCGCCCCAATGCACTTGCTAACACCGGCACCCAAACCGGCTCTGCAATCGATCTGAATGACTACGAAGGCGATATTGCTTTCGTGCTCGACGCTTCTGCTGGTGGCGCTAGCGTTACCTACGCTGTGAAGCTCACCGAATCCGACACTGAAGGTGGTTCCTACACCGATGTGAGCGGTGGTGCTTTCACGACGACTGATGCCAACAGTGCCCTGCAGGAGAAGATCTTCGTCAACTCCAACGATATGAAACGTTACATCAAATCTAGCGTGACCATCGCTGGTGGCACTGGTACTGGTTTCGTTTCTGTGACCGGTCTGGCTGCTAAGAAGTACGACTGATCATGGCACTCCAAGATACCTTCGCATTTCTGAATACAGACGAATTTGGCGTTACTTGCCAGATTGGTGCTGGTGCAGAATTCGTGGGTATCTTGGATTCACCAATGGAAGTAATCGCGGGTGGGATGGCATTAAGTCGGGAGTATTTGCTTACTGCAAAAACATCTGATGTCAGTGCTCTTACTCGCGGTTCTTCTATCACTGTTGCATCTGAAGCGTATACCGTCAGGGAAAATCGCCCTGTTGATGACGGAATCTTTTCTGAACTGTTATTGAGCAAGGACTGATGGCCGTTTTCAAGTACGAGAAGCGATCGAGCTGGGCGGCCACAAATCCAGTGCTGCAAAGTGGTGAATGCGGCTTTGAATCTGACACTGGAAATCGAAAAATTGGGAATGGGAAAGATACGTGGCTAAGGCTTCCGTACTGTGGAGCTCCTGGATACTGGGGTGAATTTGTTAGTGCATCGAGTCAAACCGCAACTGCAAATACACCAACTGAAGTGACATTTGCCGATTCCGTGGCTGGATTAACAAAAGGAATCACGTTGTTGAATAATTCTGAAATCAAAGTTGATCATGCTGGCGTTTATCAATTTCAGATTGGCTTGCATCTGAAAAATGACGACAGTCAAATTCACGATGCCGCATTTTGGCTAAGAAAGAACAATAGCAGTAGTGCGGGTGATGTGCCGCTCACAACATTGAGTGTCAGTGTGATTGAGAGTCATGGCGGTGTGCCTGGACGCATGACGGCTGCATTTGATCACACTTTGACCTTGGATGCAAGGGATTACATCGAATTGATTTGGGCAACCAGTGACGTCAACATTTCAATCAGTGGAGCTGATGCAACAACAAGCCCTTACGCTAGACCTACAGCCCCCAGTGCTGTTTGCAACGTATTTCAAGTCGCTTCTGCATAATTATGGCTGACACACGACGCGAGCTGATACTCGCACGAATCAAAACTAATCTTGACGCTGCGACTGGTGCAACGGTCTATCGCAGCCGTGTGGAACCTTTGGCGCGTGGTGAAGTACCTGCAATCATTGTGGAACCAGTCAATGATCAACCAATTGACACAAATTTTTACGACAAGCTTGATTGGACCTTGAGGGTAAGGATTACAACCTTGATTCGTGCAGATGTGCCTGATGATGCGTCCGACACTTATACGCAGCAGGTTCATTCATTATTGATGGCAGATCAAACCTTGAATGGATACGCGCTTGATTTGACACCAGATCGGACAGATTTTAGCCTGTATGAAGCAGACGTACCTTTGGGCGTTATTTCTCAGGATTTTTTGGTTCGCTATCGCTCAAGCAGAACTGACCTGACTTCTGCCTAAACCATTGCTAGTATGACAATGCAGGTTCCTAATCCTGGCGCGGGCGGCAGCTATCTGTTTGACCCCGAAACAGGTGATCTTAAACTGATCTCAACAACTACCGCCCCAAAGCAAAATGGCACTGACCCGCAAAAGGTTTCTGATCGCAAAGATCGAATCAACGTACGGAACCGATCCAACTCCAGTCGGAGGCACCGACGCCATTCAGGTGACAAATCTGGAGGTCACTCCGATTGAATCGGACAATATTCAACCCCCAGCTCTTCAAGGATTTATTGGAAACAGCACGAGAGGCACTATTCTCGCTAATAAGCGCGTTAGCGTTACTTTTGATGTTGAGCTTTCTGGTTCTGGAACCGCAGGTACGGCACCTGCTTACGGATCAGTTTTAAAGGCTTGTGGGCTTTCTGAAACAACAGTTGCTGATACAAGCGTCACTTACGCGCCTGTTAGCAGCACTTTTGATTCTGTAACGATCTATTGTTTTTACGACGGCACTCGTCACAAGATCACTGGCTGTCGTGGAAGCGCCAGTTTCACTCTCAATGCAGGTGAACTGCCGACCATTTCATTCACAATGACTGGTTTGTATAACGCTCCTGATGACACTGCACTGTCTGGCGACTTCACCGTCGCAAATCAGGCTGCAGCACTTGAAGTCAGCGATGCAAACATCACAACCAACACTTTTCACGGTGTAACTGATGCTTGCCTTGAAAGCCTTTCTTTCGCGCTGAACAATGAGTTCACTTTCCGTCCGCTGATGTGCAGCGAATCGGTTGTGATGACAAATCGCGCTCCTGGCGGCAATGCTGTTATTGAAGCCCCTGATGTTGGCACGATTGATTATTTCGCCAAGGCCGTCGCGACTGCAACAGGCAGCAGTGTGTTCACGCTTGGGGCCACGGGTGGAAACATTACCACTTTGAATATGCCTCAAACCGACATTACTGGTGTAAGCTACGGAGACACAAACGGCGTGGTCAATCTTTCGGTTGATTACTTGGCTCTGCCTACCACCTCTGGTAACGACGAGTTCACGCTGGTTTACACCTGATCACAATGGCTTTTGTTCTCAAGAAAAGCTCTTCTTACAAATGGCCCGTCACTGTTGAAGTGCCAGTAGATGGCGGGCGTTTTAAGAAAGAAACTTTTACGGCTGTTTTTCGCAAAATGAGCCGTTCCGCTTTTAATGATTTGATTGATGAAGGCGATGACGCTTTGGTCAATGAGATTATTGAAGGCTGGGAAAACGTAAAGGACGAAGCTGGCGAAGAAGTGCCTTTTGGCGAGGATAGCAAGCAACAACTGTTTGATGATCCTTACGTTCTTCGCGCCTTGATCACGGCTTACACCGATAGCCTGACGGGCGAAAAAGCAAAAAACTAGAGGCCGCTGCTCAATATTGGGCAAAAGGCGGCGTTGTGGATGAGCGTGAATCTGACTTATTGGCGCTTGGGGCGACCCCCGAGCAAATTGCTGCTGCTGGCTTGCGACCAGTAAAAAAAGATTTTGAGGTTTTAGAAGAAAACTGGGAAACAGTAATGATATTTTTAAAAATGCAAACCCAGTGGAACGTAAGCATGGCTGGTTTGACTGGCCTGAACTACTCAGCTCTTGATTACTTGAGTAGACTGTATTCAGTGAAAGATCCTGTGTCTTTGTTTGAAGGGATACAGGTGATGGAACTTGCGGCTCTGGGCTGCTTTAGCAAGAGGAACCCCTGATGGCCCCTGTAACAACCGAACTGAAAGTTCTTGTCAAAGCTGTAGGCAAGGGTGAGCTGAAAGAGCTTGAGGCGGCGTTGAACAAGCTTGCAGTAACAGCTAAAACAAAGGTAGACGTTAATTTTAAACAAGTTGCCAGTCAATTAAAAGACGTACAAAAGACATCAAAAAACAGTATTCAAAACTTGCGTGATTATCGCAATGCATGGCGTGATATTTCGGCGCAGCTTGAAATTGGCAGTAAGGAATTTAAGGAAGCGCGTTTAGAAGCTGAAAAACTAGACAAACAATTACAAAAAGCTGAAGGCCGTAGACCTCAAGTATCGCGTGCTGGCAGGCTTGCAAGAGGTGCAGGCGCGATAGCTGCTGGTGGTATTTTTGGCGGGCCTGAAGGCCTTGTGGGCGGTGCAATTGGCTTGGGTGTTGGCGGCCCTGCTGGTGCTGCTGTGGGGGCTGCGCTTGGCGCTCAAGTGGGTGGTGCCAGAAGAGCCTTGGGTGGTGTGGCGGAATATGGGGCTGAGTTGAACAAATTAAGAATTGCGCTTGAAGGGGTCACAAGCAGCCAAGACGAATACAACCGAGCGTTGGCATTTGTTCAATCAGCGACAAAAGAATTTGCCATTCCCCAAAGTGTATTAACAAAGCAATTTACTAAGCTTCAGGCTTCTGTTTCTGGCGCAGGGGGTTCACTTCGTGATACGCAAGTTGCGTTTCGAGGAATTATTGCCGCAGTAAGGGCAACTGGTGGATCTTTAGGTGATGTTGACGCGGCTCTTACTGCAACAGCTCAAGTATTTAGTAAGGGCAAGGTTTCAGCGGAAGAATTGCGCCAGCAGATTGGAGAACGATTGCCTGGTGCTTTTACGCTGTTTGCTGAATCTATTGGCAAGACGCCTGCTGAGCTTGATAAAGCTTTGGAACGAGGCGAAGTAAGCTTGGCAGACTTCCAATCTTTTGCAGAGGCTATTTTTGAGCGATATGGAGAAACCGCAAAAGTAATTGCAGATGGACCCGATGCGGCTGGTGATAGGTTGTCAGTCGTGCTTGAGGAGTTAAACGAAAAAGTAGCTCCAGAATTGCAAAGGCTTGGGGCTCAATTTCAAACCTTTACTTCTAATGCTATTAAGGGTTTCATTGACCTTTTTGATGCAATTGGCAGGGCTGGAAAAGCTATTGAAGAGGCTAATATTGGCACATTGCTTGAGAATCAAAGAGAAACACTCGCTCAAGCACAAAGAACGCTTGTAAGAACTGATATTACTCCTCTGCAGAGAAAATTTGCAGAAGACATAGTTGCACGGTATACCCCAATTATTCAAAGAGCAGATTTTATCGGGCCTATTCCTTCAGCGCCAAGCGATTTGCCTAGCGCAGAAGACAGCACCAAGCCCAAAACTCCTCGCACAAGGCGTGGACCCGATCCGATGGTGGAGTTGCGTCGGCAGGCTAACGCTGCTTTCAGAGATCTTGAGGCTTCATTCCAAGCAACTGCACGCACTATTCTGTCAAAAAATCTAGCCTCAATCGATCAAGAAATTGTAAAAGCACGTAAAGAAGGCAACAAGCTAAAACAATTTGAGTTAGAGCTGCAGCGTCAACTTGTTCCATTGCAGGTCGCTGAGCTTGGGCTGCAAAAACAAATTGAAGCACGCAAGCAAAGTATTGAGGAAAATAAAGCAAAAGGAATAGATGTTCAAAATCAAGCCTTGGCCTTGATTAAAGACGAAACCAAACTTGTAGAAACAAGAAATCAACTTGCATCAAAAACAGCAAGCTTTGAGCAAGATCTTTTAGAGTTTCGCAAAAAAGTTCTTGAGGATACTTTAAAGCTTGAAGATGAAAGACTGTCTAAAATTCGTGAATTTAATGAATTGCTGAGGGAACAGCAAAAAATTGAAGACCCTCTGCAAGGTGTTAGGGCTGGGTTTGATTCTTACACTAAAAGCCTTGGAACCACTTTTGACGCTGTAAAACAACTCACAGAAACCGGCTTGGGTCGATTGTCTGATGCAATTACGGAATTGGCGTCTGGTGGTAGTGTTGATTTTAGAGAATTCGCGTCAAGCTTGCTCCGAGATTTGGGCAAAATGATTATTAAAAGTTTGGCGTTGAAGTTTATTCTTCAAGCATTTGGCTTTGGCAAGACCCCTGTCTCTGGCACGGAAGCTTTGGGCGCTGGATATGGCATGGGCGCAGGCTTGGCTGGCCTCTTGGCAGATGGCGGCACCGTCACACCTGGCAATACTTATATGGTGGGCGAACGCGGCCCAGAGCTGCTCAGGCTCAATGAAAATGGCAGCGGCCAAGTCATCAACAACAATCAGTTGTCATCCGCAATGAACCGTTATCGTCCTTCAGGGTCAACCAGCGGGAATCAGGCGTTTGGCGATCAGGTCGATGCTGGGGGTGCTTCTAACGTCACGAGCAATGGCGCGATTGATGTTCGTTATACTGTCGAGCGGATTAACAATGTTGATTATGTAACTGCTGCAGAATTTCAACAGGGAATGCAGCAGGCTGCAGAGCAAGGCGCTACCCGTGGTGAAAACCGCGCATTGGCTAAACTACGCAATAGTCCTGGCACTCGCCGGAGGATAGGCTTGTGACGAGTTTAGCTCTTGGGCATTATTTGCGTCTTTACGATGGCGGAGCAAATGTTAAATACGCCTTTCAAAATTTTTACATTGCTGAAAACATTTCGCATGAAGGCATTAATTATGATTTTGTCCCATTTGGTTTCTCTGGAACCAGTGCGACAAGGCAGGGCGATTTGCAGCCTGCAACATTAACATTCCCCAACAATGAAGTATCACGCGGAATTCTTGGCGAGGCGCTGCGCGGTCGTACTTTGAGGGATGAATACACTTGGGTGACGCCTTACGTTGCCGAGGTGGATGTAAACATTTTGAGCCCCACAAGTAACCAAGTAATCCAAAAGCTTTTGACTTATACGGGGCAATCAACTGCTGGCGGATGGGATGATACGGTATTGAGGCTTGAGTTGAGCAGTGTGCTTGATGCAGCAGGTTTAGACATTCCAACTCGAACTTTGCATCGTCGTCTAGTTGGCAGCTTGCCTACAACTTCAAGTGTCCGTTTACGTTGAGTGCATTGATTTGATTGGGACGCCGTACGTTTATGGCGATACCGATTGCATTTGGCTAACGCTTGAAGTGTTAAGACGCATGAAGATAGAAGCCCCATCCATCAATCGTGATTGGTACAGCATGACACCAAGACAATGGGGCAGGGATCTTGTTCGTTGGGGTAAACGAATTGCAATTCCGTCCTATGATGGGGACATTATGGTATGTGCAAGGCCAATAGGCTTTTGCGTGGTATGGAACAACGGCCTGCTTCATTTTTGCACTCAGACCGAGCAGGTGGCTTGGTGCCCGCTAAGTCATATCAATATGCATTGCTTCCATACGAACGGCAGCTCATCCAAGTTCTGGGCTTATCGGAAGAGGAGTATAGACAGTTCGTTGAAGAGGCTCGAGAGCGTTGTTTGAATTTACCGAAAGGGTATGAGCACATCCCTGACGTGCAAAATGGCCCAGCTCTTGTTCCTGCTCTGATCAGCCTTGCTGTAGGCGTTGTCGTTAGTGGTGCGGCTGCCCTGCTTGCGCCGAAGCCTAAGCCAGTAGCGAGCCCCAAAGAACGCGATGGAATTGAGCAGCGTACGTTGCCAAGCCAGCAAGGTCGCACGAAATACAACAACACGCTCGGCTTTGATGCAGCGCCTGCAATCGCACAGTTGGGATCGCCTATACCAATTCCTTTCGGACGTTATGTGCCGCCAGTAGCAAGCACTGGCGATTCTGCAAACTCAACATCAGCCAGTGGGGGAGTGCTGGTTGAACCATTGTTGGTTTGGTCTCGCATGTTTAGTCGTGGCACATTTCAAGCAATCAAGATTGTTGGTGTTTTGGGTCAGACCCCAATGGACACTACCCCTTCAGTGCAAGCAGTAATGCTAGGTGGAACGCCAATTGATAATTTTCATGAGTCAAATTTTGCTTACTTTTACAAAGGCGGCAACGGGGAAAACAGGCTTGACTTAGATGATCTTGTCGCTGGAGATGCGGCACCTGCCGGTAATTTCTTAGCGCCTACTGGGACGAGCGATAACGGCGAAGGGTTTTGCATGGCAAGCACCCCAACAAACTCTACGTCTTTTGGTGTATATCAGACTTTGCCAAATGGTGGGCACTATAGGCCGAACTGGGAAGTTGTTAGTCTGCCCAGATTGAATGAACAAAATTTATTTAAGAACGACCCAAACGATCGCATTGCCAATACAAGGCGAAAGATTGCTGGAAGGGAAGCTGATGGGCGTGAACAGGGAATGCCTGGTATTGGCAGGGGCTATGCACTGAAGATGGGTGTTTTAGGTGTGCGACGAAAGGATGGGGGCAATTTTTTCCCTGGAGACCCTGAAGTCACGCAAATCACTAGAGGCGACATTATCGTTTATCGCATTAAGGGCGACACGATGAGCGCACAAGATGCAAGGTTTGATAGCAAATCAGGCGTCACAATTGATGATATAAATTCTGCGATCAATTCTTATCGTGAACGTGGCGATGACTTGTTGCGATTAAATGAAATTTTTATGATAAACCGAGCCTTGTTTAAGGTTATTCAGCGCCCCAACGATATTTGGCTTCCGGGCAGAGATTACGAGTATGAGCTGGAATGCATTGAATTTACAGGTACGAATAGAGAGATAGGTGTTGCCGGAAGGTTTGGTTTTGATAATTATATTCATTCAGAAGGAAATAACGATTTCAGAAATTATTTCATTGGCATGTCTTACTATCCGCTTCATAAGGTGGATTTCGGTCAGGTTCGCAACACTCGTGCTGCAGAGGTTACTGAACTTGGAATCAAAAGTCAGCTATGGGGAAGATTAAATGGTTTGTGCAATTTTAATGCAATCCCAACCCCCGGTGAGTTGACTCGATTTGATAGGGACAAGATTAATCTTAGTACACCGACAATGAATAAATATATGCGTCGCACAATGTTTTTTGTGCTTGGCGTGAAAGATGTTGAGGCTCCGCAGGGTGTCGATCCTGTGACTGGTGTTGACACCACTGAAGGTGACGCTGTTCACGAAGGTTTTGATATTTTGAACAACACATTGTTTTGTGTGCAAGGAAATGCGCCAATTGATAAATTCAACTATATCAGGATCAAGCACCCCAGCAAAAAGCAATATGAGTTCAAGTTGATTCCCAAAGACTCTGCCAACATTTCACGCTACAAGTCTTACGAGAATCAAACTGTATTTACTTTAGATGCAAGCGGCGATGTTCGCAGGACACGCGAGGAAACAGTGTATGGCCCGTTTGAATTAATGTTCAATGCGTTTGTTGAACCTATTGATGCACTGCTTGTAAACCCAGAGTTTAGATCTGGGGATGCTACTCGCGCTTACGGGCCTGTGGTTTGCACTGTCAATAACATGTTCCAAGAAACCGCTGTTGATGCTCAGGGCAATACAGGGGATTTAGGTGGTGGCTATACGATGGCTTACTACGAAACACTTTTGCAAAACCTAAAGAATGTGAATGATCCTATCTTTGGCAGTCGAGCCAAGTATGACGAATACAGGGAAAACACTTTTTCTTTTACTAGCAAGGGCGTAAAATTTACTATGTTTTTAAGAGGCTTTGTTGCTAAGAACGATTCGGAAGAATTCATCGCAAGAAATGATGTAGCCAAATACTGGGCAATTACTGATGCGCGTATTATCTCAACAGAAGGAACTGTTATTGAAGGCGAAACGTATGATCATGAAATAACTATTAGCAGTGCGTCTTGGTACGCTCATAGATTTGGCAGAAGTGGCAAGATGGCGATGCGTTGGCGTGCGTCTGGCGTTAGCTGCAGGCAGGGGGAGCCTCGCTCTGACTATATTCGAGAGTTTGAAGCGTTTAGTCAAATCAAAGAGCTTAGTGTTTACCAAGAGGTGAGCAGAAGTTGCGAGAACGGCCCAGAATGCGAAATTGTTTACATGAATGAATCGGAAGATACTTCTACGGTGGCCAACTATAACGACTTGGCGATGATTGGCTTAAAGCTGCGGACATTAAATTCAATTCAAAGCTTACGACAGATTCAGGTGTATTTGAAAAACGGAATTTCGTTGACGAGGCTTGAGGATAATGTTTACGGTCCGACTAACAATTTTGCTGATGTAGCTTATTACTGCTTGACGCAGCCAGGTCGCGCTGTTGCTCAAGAGATCAGCGAAAAACTTGTAGACAAAGCAGAGTTTGAGAAAACTGCAAAATTCATCAAAAATTATTGGATGCGGTTTGATGGCGCAATTACATCTCAAGTCAATCTGAGATCTTATCTGACACAACTTGCCCCGTTGTTTTTGTGCAGCTTTGTGATCAAAAATGGCAGGTTTGCCCTTGTTCCTGCATTGCCGACAGATGGGGCGCATCAGATCACAAGGAGTGTACCGATTACGCAGATTTTCAACGATGGAAACATTATCGAGGGAAGCTTTGAGCTTGAATACTTAGATCAAAATGAACGCGAGGATTTTCGTGCTGTGATGAAATATCGCACGATGAAGCCAAACGGTATGCCGGTAGAGGAGTCAATGATGGTTCGCTACAACGAGCCAGGGTATCCGGGAAAGCAGGAAGTTTTTGATATGACGAATTTCTGCACTCGTCGTTCGCACGCATTTGCTGCCGCAAGATATCTGCTAAGCATTCGTCGTCGTGTAGATCATGTTGTGCGCTTCAAGACAACGCCAAGCAATTTAGGTCTTGCTCCTGGCAACTACATCAGGGTTGAGACTGCCGTGTCGCCGTACGACGCTCTTTATACTGGAGCGATTCGTCAAGATCTGTCACTGCTGTCTGCCGCTTCACTAGCCGACGGTGTTTACACTGCTCACATTTATAGACCAGGATCCGAAGCAGTCGTGACTGAAGAGATCACGATTGAAAATCAACGAGTGACGGACGCAACACTAGCGAACGCCTTAGTCAACATTACGAGGATCGCAAGACGTTTTGGCGTTTACCTTGTTGAAGAGGTCGGATTGGCCGAAGATGGGTTGGTTGATGTGACCGCAAGTCATTTCCCTGTCTTTGAGGATCAAACGAGTAAAATTGTGAATGACCTCTTGAGTCCTGAAATTTTTGAGGTGCTGGAATGAACTTTCCCAACTTTACCCCGACTGCAAGATCTTACGAGGCTGGTGATTTCCCAGTCAAGAAATACCGTGCTCAAGACGGCAAAGAGATTCGTATTCTCTACGGAAGCAAGCGCACTGGAATGAAGTTGCAGCTTGTTTACAGCAATCTGACTGATTTGCAAGCTGAGCAGTTTGGTGAGCATTACCACGAAATGCAGGGCACGTTTCAGACTTTTGCGTTGCTAGATAATGCAAAGCGTGGCTGGGGTGGCAAGGGAGAGTCAATTGGCGCGGAATATTGGGGAAATCGTTGGAGATATGAGTTGGCTCCGCAAATGCAACAGGTGCGCCCAGGCATCAGCTCGGTTACAGTGAATCTGGTGGCGGCACTACTCTGATGGCCAAGATGTATACAGGCCGCGATGGCCGTCTTTTAATTGATGGCACCACTCAGGTCAAGGTCACGAACTGGTCTTTGACTGGATCGTTGGAGGTGTTGGAGACAACAACGCTGGGAGACGATCAGCGCACTTATGTGCCAGGCGTGCAAGAGTTTAGCGGCAGTGCGTCCTTGTTGTATTACAACGATGATGGTGGGCGTAATGACGCGGCAACAGCACTAAAAAAAGTATTAAAAATTTCAGGGGTGGAGAGCGGCGATACTGTTGATTTGCGTTTGCGACTTGTTGAGGGAAACAAAAATCATGATGTGCGTCTGACTGCTTATGTTACAAGCGTTAGCTATTCTGTTGGTGTAGGAGAAGTCAGCTCTGCTCAAATTAGCTTCCAAGGCACTGGTGCGTTGACTGGGGTAACAATCTAATGGGTATCTTTCTTGGCAATATCGGCAACATTGAATTAACTAGAAAATCGCTAGAAGGTTCTATGGAATCTCGTGTCGATCGATCTGATGTTAATGCAACACGAAATCGATTTAGTTTTGATTTTGAAGACGGTTATTTAATTACTGGTGATCTGATTGAAATTACATCAACTGACGGGACGACTTTAGATTTTGTTGATGCCGCAGGCTGGGACAACAACACGGTGCAAGCCAGCGGGAATTGGTATGTATTTATTGACGACTTGGGGGGAATCAAGTTATATGACACTTTTGACAACAGTCTTGAGGGCTCAAGCACAGGACTTGTTTCTTTGAACGCGATTACGCGCACAATTCCAATTCGTGTAGTAGTTAGAGATCGAGACTCACGTCTGCTCGCAGCAATTACGGAATATGAGTTGAATACAAGTCGAGAAACTGTAGATGTGACTGTATTAAGCGATCAACATCGCCAGCAATACAGTACCTTGATCAGCGGTAGTGGCAGGTTAAACGCTGAGTGGGATTATGCAAACAATACAGGCAAAGAGCCAGCGCATTATTTAATGCAGTTGATTCTTCGCACTGAAATTGGATCATCATTTCATGCCAAGTTTTACATCAAATCAGCAAATACGTCTGCAGCAAGTGGATCGTTTGCCGCAACGCAAACTAACGATGCGCTTTGGTGGGAGTTTGACGCTATTGTGACAAATGCTGCTACAGAGTTTCGTCCTGGCGATGTTGTTATTAGCAGTATTGAATTTGTGACTACAGGACCAATCAAGATCAAAGCTCTAACTGAAGCTAGACGCTATCTGCTGCAGGAAGATGGGGACAAGATTGCGCTTGAACAAGACGACAGCTCCTACCTCCTGTTGGAAGAGGAGGATTGAAGCTAGACTTGCCATATAAAAATTAAAAGCTTTCCGGTCTAAACATGGCGGATCTTAGAATCAGCGAGCTTTCAGCTCTTGCAGGAGTTGACCTTGCGGCAACTGATCAGCTTGCAGTGGCTGATTCAAGTGCCAGTGAGACTAAACGGATTACTGTTACCGATTTGGTCGGCAATGCTACGACCTTGATTGCTGATGCCACCATTCCTGGTGCGAAGATCGTTTTTAGTGCAGGTGATATTGCAGGGACCGCAATTGCTGACGGGGGAATTGATACGGACCAGCTTGCGGCTGATGGTGTCACGGCGGCCAAGCTTGCTGATGAGTCAACTGTTGACTTGGTCACGACTCTACCGGCCTCTGGTGCTTTTACGGGACAGATTGCGCTAGATACTGATGACGACAAGATTTATTGCTGGGATGGCTCGCAATGGGTGAGCATCAAAGCTGCGGGCTCGGTCAACACTGTTGTCGGTGGTATTGCAGGCATCGTGAATGTCACAGTGACGACCAGCGGTGATGAGGTAACTGTCAACACTACGCTTGACGACACGAGTGCTGCAGCACAATTTCTCGCTGGACCGACCGGAGCTGCAGGTGCTGTTAGTTATCGGGCGATTGTAGGCACCGACCTGCCAACTGCTAGCTCATCTGCAAAAGGAGGCGTTCAGGTTGATGGCGACGGCCTGCGTATGGATACAAGCAAGATTGAAATCGATAATGACATTACCGCATCAGGCGGAACTTTTAAGCTTGTTGATGTCAACGCTAAGGGCCTAGTTGTTAATACAAAAGACGTTGAGTCTAGCGATATCCCAGTAGCTACTGATTCAACGGCAGGTGCTGTATCTCCTGGAAGTGACCTTGAGGTAACAGGTGTTGGCGTCTTGAATCATGAGGTCAAGGTCGCTGGAGGAGGTACTTTTACCAAAGTCACAATTACAGACACTGGTCACGTCAGTGTTGGTGCATCAATTGAAGTTGCAGATATCCCTGACCTGCCAACCAGCAAGCTGACAACCGGCACTATTGGTAGCGCATTAATTGGCACTGGCGCTATTACTGGCGCAAAACTTAGTGATTCTTCTGTCTGCAAATTTGGCGGCGCTGGTGCTACTGACAATGTTGTTACCTTTCCGGCGGCAGATTTTAAGGGCCAGTTTTTCTATGATGAGAAGAACGAAGACCTTTACGTTCATACTGGCAACTCGTTTGTTCCAATTACCGTTATCAGCGGAAATTTGATTCTGGCTGGTACATATGATGCCAGTACAAATTTGCTTGGAAGCGTTACCACTGCTGGTAGTGCTGCTGGTTTTACTGCAGGGTCTGCGTTGCCTGCGCCTGCGGTTAGCAACCTGAATTACTACGTGGTTGTTTCGGATTCTGGTACGGGTTCCGGCGCTGCACCTGCTGTTGCACTAGCACCACCTGACATGCTGGTGTCATTGGGTTCTGGCGCAACCTTTAGCTTGGTTGACGTTTCAAACGCTATTGCCGGTCAGACCGCTGCAAACATCAGTGTCACGCCTACAGGTGACATTACTGGCAACAATGTTCAAGCTGTACTGCAGGAGCTTGACACTAAAAAATTAGCAAAAGCTGGTGGAACGCTGACTGGTGACTTAAATCTTGGCGATGGAGTTGTCATTGTTTTTGAAGGCAGCACAGATGATGAATATGAAACGACAATCACGGTTGAAGATCCAACTAGCGATCATACAATTACATTTCCAGATGTTACTGGCGATGTCGTAACAACCGGCGATACTGGCACTGTCACTAGCGCAATGATTGCTAATGACACGATTGTCAATGCTGATGTGAATTCGAGCGCGGCCATTGCTTTTAGCAAGCTTGAAGCATTGAATAGCGGGCGGCTAATCGTTGGAAACTCATTAAATACTCCCGCCGCAGTCGAGGTTACAGGTGATGTGACGATTAGCAATGCTGGAGTGACTAGCCTTACTGCTGGAGCGATTGTTAATGCTGACATCAATGCGAGTGCTGCAATTGCCGTTAGCAAGCTTGAGTTCGGCACTGCACGTCAGTTGTTGCAAACCAATGCCGGTGGCACCGCTGCTGAATTTACTAGCAATGTCGATATTCCTGGAACGCTGGATGTTACTGGTGCGGCAGTATTTGACAGCACAGCACGATTTATCGGCAACGTAACACTTGATGGCACTCTGATCTTTGAAGGTGCTACGGCGGATGATTTTGAAACCACGCTGACGGTTGTTGATCCCACGGCTGATCGGACCATCACACTGCCTGATGCAACGACAACTGTTGCGGGTCTGGCGGTAACGCAGAGTTTTACCAAGGCGCAGCGTGGAACAGTAATTGCGTTGACCGATGGTGCGACGATTACACCTGATTTTGCTACTGGTAATAATTTCAGCGTGACACTTGCTGGTAACCGGACACTGGCAAACCCAAGCAATCTTACGGCTGGACAGTCTGGTGTGATTGTGGTGACACAGGACGGTACGGGATCGCGTACGTTGGCATTTGGCAGCTACTGGAAGTTTGCTGGTGGTACGGCACCGACTTTGACCACAACGGCTAGTGCTATTGATGTTATTGCCTATTATGTAGAGAGCGCCAGTCGCATCACGGCGCAAGCTATTTTGAACGTCTCATGATTCCTGGATCTGCGAACCCACTGCTTCTAAAACCTGCTGAAGCCGCTGCTGCTGAGGGTATCTCCAGATCCTTGCGTTTTAACAGTAGTGACAGTGGCTTCTTGTCCAGAACACCTGCATCGGCTGGCAACAGGAAGACGTGGACCTGGGCGGGGTGGGTGAAGAGGAGTGCGCTTGCAAGCAGCTATACCAACACACATCTATTTGGCACAGGCGCAACCAGTGGATCACCAGTCCAATTAGCTATTTATTTCCAAGCTGACACCCTTCAAGTTGAGCAATATCAAGGTAGCGGGACAAACTACTTTTACATCCGAACTTCGGCGGTATTTAGAGATCTATCTGCTTGGTATCACGTTGTTGTTGCGTGGGACACAACGCAAGGAACAGACTCTAATCGCATAAAGATCTATGTTAATGGTGTGCTGCAAACGCAGCTATTAGTCACGCAATATCCTACGCAAAACTTTGACGGGCAGATTAACGCTGCTGTTGAGCACAGGATAGGTGCTTGGGCTAATGGTTTTTATTTCTCCGGCTACCTAGCCGACATCCACTTCATCGACGGTCAAGCCCTAGACCCCAGCAGCTTCGGTGAGTTCGACACCAACGGCGTGTGGCAACCCATCGCATACACCGGCAGCTACGGCACCAACGGGTTCCACCTGCCCTTCAGCGATAACAGCACCGCCGCCGCACTAGGGACGGACACTTCTGGGCAGGGGAACGACTGGACCGTTAATAATATCAGCGTTGACCAAGCATCGCTAAACGTCAATGCTTATAACCCCACAGTAACGTCCAATCTCTACGGCGGCACTCAGGCAGCGGTTCTTAATAACACCAACTTAAATGACTATGCTCAAATTGCCACGCCAAACTACGGTACATATTACTGGGAGCTGGCATTAGGAACCCCGATCCCGATTGGCAGCAGCATCAAGGTAAACATGGAAGCTGCCGGTGGAACACTCGGCAACTTCGTCATTCGCCTTAACGATAACGTGGCTACAGATACAAACATGCCTGTTACTGGCGGCAGGCAGACCGTCACTCTAAATAAAAGCACAGAAACGTCGCTAACTAAGCTGCGATTATTCTCTCCGTCTGGATCTGGCTACGGAACGTACCTGTATTATATAACTATTGACGATATTGTCCTAACTCAAGGTTACATCACGTCGTCAGGCAACGACAGCCTCGTAGACTCCCCCACTAATGGCAGCCAGACAGACACTGGTGTTGGCGGTGAGGTGGTGGGGAATTATTGCACGTTGAATCCGCTGGACAAAGGCTCATACATCACACTTGACAATGGCAATCTTGATGCAAGTAGCTCCACTGCCTCTTGGCACTCTGCTCGCGCAACTATTGGCGTCAGTTCTGGCAAGTACTATTGGGAAGTAACTTCCAATACAACATTAGGCACCCCAGCATTGTTAATTGGTATCGGTAATTCTTCCATGTCGGTGAACACTAATATCGGTGCATCGTCAGACGGGAAAGGTTATTACTCGGCGGACGGTAACCGATACCCCGAAAACACCACTTACGGAGCTACTTATACGCTGAATGATGTTATCGGCGTGGCGCTTGATATGGATGCCGGCACGCTGACGTTTTACAAGAATGGCGTAAGCCAAGGTCAGTCACATAGCGGTTTAACAGGAACTTGGTTCCCGGCACTTTCTATCTACGGCACTGCGTCAACAACATTAAACACAGGCCAACGCCCCTTCGCCTACACCGCCCCCAGCGGCTTCAAAGCACTTTGCACCACCAACCTGCCCAGTACGACGATTACGACCAGCGGTAGCTACACGGGTAATGGCGTGGCTGATGGTCCCTTCGTCTACCTGAATGGTGTTCCCACTGCGATGACCGTCGATGGCAATGCAGTTACTTTTGGCACGCACGCGGACAAATTAAGTAATGGATTCAAGATTCGTACTACCAGCACCACCTATAACCAAAACGCCTCAACGTATAACTACAGCATCACCAGTACCGGTGATCCGTTCAAGACCGCAAGGGCGCAGGCTAACCCATGACCGCAGTAAAGACACCGTGCCCAGCATTGCTGCCGTGTTCGACGTGCAAGGAGCTGCTGCCTGCTGATCGCTTCTATATCTTGGGACGCAAAACAGGCGGGCGATTGGATATCCTTGGCAAACGCCGAGCATCAAAGTGTCCTGACTGCATGGTGGATGCGTATCGGATGCTCAGTCCTGAGCAAAAGATGCTCTACAACGCCAGAAACCGCGCCAGGGCAAAAAGGCTTGAGTTCAATATCGACCTTAGTGACATTATGATTCCCGAGACCTGCCCTGTTCTTGGCATCCCAATCGTCATCCAGCAGCGCAAGTGCAAGCGGACTGATCCACAATCACCAAACTCACCATCGTTGGATCGTATTGACTCAACAAAGGGCTACGTCAAAGGTAATGTTTGCGTGATCTCGTGTCGCGCTAACCGGCTCAAAGGTGACGCGACGCCTGAAGAAATTGAGGCGATCTTGCGTTATGTTGGCCCGCGCCCGATGAATGTACCAGTGCCTACAAAGGAGCAGGTTAAAGAGTGGGTTCATGAGTCAAACCACAATGAGCCCATGTTCTACCAAGTTGCCTGTATGGCAGCCGAGTGGGCTTATCTGCAATCCAACCCCGCTAAACCCCACTAGGGAACAAGACAACTGCGCTTGCGCTGCCAGTAAACTAAAAGCAATGCCCTGACACCATGCCATACAAACTCCCTGACG